TGACAGAGAAATCTTCGAATTTTACTTCGACTTTGTTGTGATGGTGACAATCGTTTTCGATGAAATCAATTGTGCGTGGGTCTTCCATTTCGGCCTGTGCTTCAGTGCCTTCGGCGAGTTCCCATTGCTCAACCATTTGGTCGATGTCGGAGATTGTGTATTCTTTGTCGTCGTCTTTACGAGTGAAGTAAACACCACCACATTCCCAATCAGAATAGATCGGCAAGTCGCGGCTGTTGAAACGCAGCCATGCGAGAATGTAATAGAAATCACCATCGGTTAATTGCTTGGCGTCGAAATCCACAACCATGGAAACGGCTTCGATCAGCGGCGCGTTGTTCCGTGCGTAAATCGCTTCAGAAACAAACGACATGTGCACCGGACGGAAAGGAGAAACGTTGATTTCCTTAACTGCGTACGGGATGCCGCGAGACGGGAGTTTAGCGCATTCAAATTTCATTCAATTAACACTCCATCAGTTGCAAAGTTTACTTGTGTTTTCAGCGGTTGGCCGTCGGTGTTTGTCAAATCCCAACCAGACATTTGCGTCGGCCAGCATTCTTGCAAAGTGATTGTCAAAATCGGGGTGTCACGTGTCGTGCCGTCAGTCAAAGCGAATTTCATATCGCGTTTGTAGTGAGACGGCAAATAGTAAGTGCCTGTGTTCGGGTTACGAATTCGTTCCTGCCATGCCTGCGCCCATTTGCGGGAGCGAGCGCGCACGTCTTCGTAAAGCTGGACATCGAATGCACTTACTTCAAGAAATCCGGGGTATTGCAAAAACTTGGCGCCAGCGAACAATGGTTTCATGTTCAGAGACGGGAAAGGAATATTCACCGTTTCTACATAATCCAAATCGCCGCCGAAAGGTAATTCTACGCAGTACCAATACATGTTCAGTAATGGGCTACGGTCGCCACTTCGACGTTTGTAAAATTCATCAAGGGTTAGAATGCCCATGTATACCTCACAAGCGAAAAAAGCCCGATACAAAAAGATGCACCGGGCTTCGTTCATTGGCTGCGATTAACTGTTACGTTCAACGTAGCCGTAAGCGAATTGCGCATCGCAACGAAGGGCTTGACCACCGCTACCTTCAAACGCATATTCTGGCAGCTCAGTCGGGAACATCCGATGGATATTCCACGCCATTGCTGGATCGCCTTTTTGGTTGTAAATGGTGAGTACAGCAGTACGCATGTATTCAGCCGAGAAACCACCGGTTTGGGTTTGGGTTGCGCGACCGAGGGCCATCCAACCTTTGATTGCCACGTACGTACGACCGTCCCACACTTCGTGCAGGGCGACAGTCATTTGGTGGCTGAAAGTTTTACGCGCTGCGTAAATCAGTTTGTGGCCGAACAATTCGACTTCAACCGTTTGCAGAGTGGCACCCGGAAGTGCAGCACTCAAGGTTTGAATGCGAAGTTGACGACCGTTCCCGCCGCCCGGAATGTCAGTAAAAACGATATCGTAGTTATCGTTCAACATCGGATCGGGCAAGCTATACGTTTCGTTAAGCGTTACCTTTGGCATGTCAATGCTTCCCTTAAATGTTCGTATCAGCAGTCACGTAATCGACAGCGGTACTCAGTTGCCCGGTGGCCGCTACGGTAGTCGTGAACAGAATTCGTTTCGCGTACCGCATCGGCTGAATGATGTAGACAGCAGCAATATCACCGTTAGCAACTTGTGCAGGCGGGTTAGTGTCTTTGTCACATTTCACAGCGTAGAAATACAGGCCACGGGCGTTCATGATCGGACGCAGAATCGCTTCGATCAAACCTTTCAACTGGCCCCACAAGAATTCATCGTTCGGATCGAACAGAATCACAAGCCCGTCATATTTCGCAGTCGTTTCAATCGTGTTGAACAGGCGACGTACCGGAATATCTTGCAGTGCGGACTTTTGCGCTTGCAGAGTTTGTGCACCCCAAACGCAGAAGCCGTAGCCGCTGAATTTGTGAATGAAGTTGATTTGGTTCTGGTCGAGAATGTTACGCTCGTTCTGCGAATACTTGTGGCGAATACCGTTGATGTTTTTGATCACACCACGGGTCACACCAGCAGGCGCCCACCATTCAGCTTCAGCGGCGTCGGACTGTGCGAACACAGCAGCGATTGCACCGGAGCATGGAACGTAAATTTCTTGGCCTTCGTCCGTCACTTCCAGAATGTCAGAGCAATAAATCGCACCGAAACTGGTGTTGGCGTTCAGGATGTTACGGCGGTAATCGACAGCACGTGCAACGGTTTGCATATCCGATGGAATGTCGAGAATTGCGAAACAGTCGCGACGTTCTTCGCACAATTGCAGCATGCGGTTTTGAACGCCCGTGTCGGTGTAACCTGCGTTGATCAGAATGCGGATTTCGAAATCGTCTTCGTTGGAAAACTCTTCCCACGCGTTCATGATGTCGCCGTTGTTTGCTTTGCGACCGTTATCACCGTAGCTCAGGTCTTGCGTTACGATGGCGTTAACCAAACGCAGCTTACCTTCGTTCGCAATCCATTGTGGATTGTCTACGTTGATTTTCGCACGGATGCGCGTGCTTTCATTTTCCAAAACGTATTCGACGTTCAATTGCTTGTTGACGCCGTTTACTTTGTCGCGCAGAACAACACGGTGTGTTTCAACCGGGGCATTCATGTTGGTTTCGAACACTTGCAAAATGAACAATTCGTTTTCGATATCGTTCGTGTCCGGGTAAAGCAGAACGCGCAGATTGTTGTTCCACGAACCGGGGTTAGCCCCGTAGATCAGCAGAATTTCGTCTGGCAATTGGTTGTGTTCGGTGACTGGATCGAGGTAGCCATTTGTAGCAGCTTTCCCGGTAGCGAAACCGTTCACGGTGCGGATACTGCACGAACCGTAATTCGCCTCGGTATCAACACGAATGAACCACATTGTTTGTGCAATTTCGAGGAAACGTTCTGCACAGAAGTGGGCATAGGTAAGGGTAGCGTCACGACGGCCAAAAAGGCTGCGCCATTCTTCTTTGCTTGTTAAGCGAACAGGAATGCCGACTTGACCGCGATTTGCTTCGCCTACCATTGCGCCCGTGCTTGGGTAACGTTGCGTTGGAGAAAAAGAATTGTCTTCCTCTCCGCCGTACATACCCGGAGCAGTATTACTGCCGTTGTAAAGGGGCATAGCAGCTCTCCGTATATCTCCCTTTGTGGGATTACTTATAAATTACGCTTTTATGATTGTGCAACGAACCAAATCCGGCGCACTCAATTTAATTGTCCCTGCAAAGGAACCATTCAGCGTGAACAATCCGTTAATGTTGAACACAACGGGATTAGAAACAGGCGCGCTAGGCACGACTTCTTTGCATTCTTCGGTTTGCGACATGATCAACGAAACGTTCTTTTGCACGGTCAAACCTTGTGCAGTTTCGTACGACATAACGAGCAATTGACCCGGCAAACCGAAGTACGTAAGCGAATCCAATTCCAAAGAGAATTGACCGCTATTCGGATACGCTTCAATCATGCCCATTTCGGAAACGTTCGAAGTATTACCGTTCGTGATTTTTACACGTGCTGTCGCAGGCAGATTGTCGTCCTGCACTTTGATCAGAAACCGTTGCTTTACGTCGGCAACAGAAGCAACATCAATCGTTGCAACAACCGGCGCGTTTGCAATGTGAATATTTCGACTAATGATTTGATCTTGACCAAAGCTGTCTTTGCCCAGCGTGGTAATCATCAGTGTGTCGTTGTCCTGCACATCCATTACCAGCGGCCCGTCTTCGTAGGCCATCAGAATTGGTTGATAAGTTCCGATATGTTGCTCAATGGAATAGAGCGTGCGCATGTTCTGCACTTTCACACGGGAACCAACAGGATTCAAAACACGAATCGCCAACAGGGCATTGAATGGAATTGTTTCGGGACATTCCAGAACAGTCGGTTTGAAATCCAATGTGACAACAACTTCTTGAATCACTTCGCGACTTTTGCCATTCGCTGCAAATGCTTCGTTGTATGTGATGCGCAGCGTATCCGATTCGCGCACGTACAGAACGCCGTCGAAGTTGGTGCCGGTTGCATCATTGTTTTGCGTCTGGAAAAACCCTGCGTAAATGCCTTCGCTTTCTTTGCGAATCTCAAAGTATTCCGTTTCGCCTGTGCGCATGTTCACGACTTCGCATTCAAGCGGTGCCTCTGTGAACATATCCAAATCTTCGACAAAGACTTGCACAAAGCGGCCTGCATCTGCGCGGCCTACAGTCAGTACAGCGTCGAAAAAGATTTGTTCGGTTGTGCTTTCCTCTTCGGGAATTGTGCCGAAGCCTACGAATTCTGCAACGATTGGATGCGGTGCAAAAATAGAAACGATATTGTGAACGTCTTTCAACGTGTAGGTTTTATCAGGGCCTACAATCACTTCAGTTTGCGACAGAATATCGCGGCTGATTTTCGTTGCTACGGTGTGATGCGATTGGCCCACACGGCGCACGGTATCAACAATTGCATGCTTGATTTCAGTGACGACTGTTTTAGCCAGCGGCTTATAAACGGGTTTATTTTTCATGAACGTCTGCCGTTTTGATATGAGAAGTTTCCGTGTCGATTATTTGAAGTGTGTCCGCGTCAGTAGCGATGCTAACGTTCAATTCCACTTCGCCATTGTTATTCACTTTCGCTGTTTCACGACTAACACCAGTCCACGTATCAATACTGAAGTTACAAACAATATCGAACGATTCAGGGTCAACTTCGTTTTCTTTATCAGCACGCGGCAGTTGCAGATCCTTCGATTCCGGTGTGATAGTTACAAAGCCTTCAACGTCTCCCGTTCTCAATGTGAAAGTCAGCACCTTCGTTTGACTGAGGATCAGCGCTTCAGACATGAACTGAATTGCTTTCAAGAAATCGTCAGTGATGAAATGCAGTTCAACCTTCAAAGTGATCGGGAAAAAGTAGTGCTTTGTTAACGTGGAGTTTGCTTGATGCACTGTGTGCCCGCCACCGTGACGGCGAATACGTGCAACGTCCACATTGTTCTCCGAAATCCCCATGCTTGTGATACTCACGTAAGCATACGGGTAGCTCGGTTCAAACTTCCCTCGCTGAAGCACTTTTACGTCGTTTGAGTGCACGAATGGCAGTTCGCTAAGCTTGAAAAATCGCTTAAATACTTTGCGGATGCCAGCGAAAGAAGCAAATAAATGGGTTTGTTTGAATTCAGTTGTGCCTAACAAATCTTTCCGGCGCAGAGCTGAAAGTATCGAGGGATTTTCCTGTTCTTCTGACATTTTTTGCCCCAGAAAGACAAAAAGGCCGATACGAATAATCGCGTCGGCCTTTTGGTTTAAATCTTGATCGTGAGTCGGCCCGGTTTCAGCGTTGCGGGTTTCTCGTTTGCACTTGCGGTTGCCAGCGTAGGCACAAGCGCATGATCGTCGTAAAGCTCCAAAACATCAGAAGCAGTTGCAGCGTACTGCGGGTCAACGATAATGTCTTCACCGTCGTACAAATATTTCGACTGCGCGTAAACGGCAGAAGCGACGGCAATTACTTGTCCAAGTGCAACAGCGTCATCACCGTGAAGCGATGGGTTCCACGTATTTTCACTTGCGGGCATGTCGCCTTGAGGGGTTGGCATTATTTCGCCTTTATCAGCAACGAAACTATCCAAACCATCTAAGCCACCTTCATTGCCCGTTGCTTCATTACACGCGGGTGCTGTGAGGATTGGCGAAGCTGGAAACACAGGCTGCACACTTCGATTAAAACCGTCGTTAAAACTTGCATCTTCGCACGCTTGTTCAAGAATGCTACATGCCAAATCTTTACGACCGTTTTTGCAACACATCGCTGCCATGTAAAGCAGAGCCTGAATATCCATCTTTATTCTCCAAAGTGTTTCTAACGTGGTAATCAGGGGCGCTCCTAATTACCACGCCGGAGAGTAAAGTTAGATCAGACGCTGACCTTTAGCAACCGAACGGTTGTTGGTCAGGATGAACGAGAACATTTCGCTCAGCAACCAACCTTTCGAAGTGGTGCCTTCGAAGGCGCCGTCTACTGGAGTGGAGGTGATGCCGCCACGGGTCGAATATGCAGCGTGGTTTTGTGCGTCGGAAACAACGTAGATTTCGCCTTTGTTCAGAACCTTCTGATTTGGCTGACGGAATGCGTCAGTGATCAGGTTCAGACCAACCAGCGTACCGAGTTGGCCGTTCAGGGCCAGATCGTATTTGGTGATTGGATCGAGGAAGGTTGCGAAATCGTTCGAACCGATGATGTCCGACCAGTAATCGTTCGCGATAATCGCGGTCGAAGCTGGCAGGTTCCATTGGGCTACGGCTTGACGCAGTTTGCCGAGGTTTTTGGTGGTCAGTTCACCGGCGATGTATTCCAGTGGGTTAACAACACCCACTGTCATATCGGCAGCTTTTTTCCACAGTTTGTCTTCGGCAACCATGATGCTTTGCAGACCATCGTTGTAAGCGTGTTCCAGCAGATCGCCGTTCACTTGTTGCATGTCGAGTTGCGAAACGCGCACGTTGGCGATGATTTCGAATTCTTCAGGCTGGAAAACTTTCTGGCGAATGTGCTGATAACCAACACCAGCGTTAGCGGTGGCGATTACAGCGAAGGTATCGTGCGGAGGCATTGGAACGCGCTGCACTTCACCTTGACGCAGAGTGTTACCTACGGAAATTTTACGCAGGAAACCGTCACGGTCTGCTTGTTCGTAAATTTGTTGAGCGATGTTCGCGCCCAACGCTTTCCAGTTTGCTTCGGAAGCCAGTGCGTCAGCGAGAATTTCGCGATGGTTCGCAACAGCGATTTCGTCTTTTTGTTGAACGATTTCGCCGGAAGCGAAAGCGGCCATCAGGTTGCCGATTTGGCGGGCAAGGTCTTTCTTGTCGCTGGCGTTGAACTCGCCGGTCGAAGCCGACAGAGCCATTTCGCGGCCCTTACCGAAGCGCAGGTCTTCGAGTGGGGCGCCGTTCTTCAGTACCATACGAGCGCTTTTGAATGCAGTAGTCATGCTGGTGTTACTCCAAAAAGAAAAGAATTTTTTGTATCGCGAATTAAGCCGCGATTACTTTGACTGGCAGAGCGCCGTAGGAAGCTGCGTCACCCACAGGGCCACCCATTACGATGCACTGAGTAAGCAGGGTGCCGCTGCCATCGGTGGTCAGTTTGCCGTCAACGCCCAAACGAGGGTGAGTAACACCAGACCAATCTTTCGAAGCGTCGTAGTAGGTAGTACCTACTTGTTCGGTGCGAGCAGTAACGCCGATGCGTTCCTGATAGGTCGAAGGCAGGCCGCCGATTGGAGCGTCACCGATAATGGTGCGAGCTTCCATTACGCTTGGTTCGTAAACGAATTGAACGTAAAGTTCGTGGCCTTGATCGCCCGGTACTGCCGGGGTAGCGCCATCGGCTGGAGTGCCGGTGAAGAAAAACAGTTTTTGACCAACCAGTTGAACCGAACCAGCAGCCGGAGCGTTGGCGGAAATGGTTTGTACATCGCCCGCGATTTTCACGAGGATTTGACCATTCAGTGGAACACGGGCCAGATCAACAACGCCGCTTTCTGGAACAACAACGTCAGTGATAACGCGTGGCAGATAACGTGGTGGGCTGTTACGCGACAGGGAGAAACCTGCGAACACTTCACCGGCTGCGCCAGTCGAAGGTTTTACGTAGGTTTTGTTGCCGACGTGCGAGTAAACCAGTGCGATACCTTCTTCTTCGATGATAACGCCCGGCTCAACGTCGCGGTGTTCGGTGTTGTGAAAACGAGTGTATTTTTGTACGAGCATGGTATTTCTCCGATTAGAAACGCAGGGTCGCCAGTTTGGCGGCAAAGTCAGTAGGGACAGAAGCTGCGGTAGCAATTTCCTGTTCCGGTTTTACGTGTGGTTTAACTGGCTGGCTAACCGGACGGCCAATGCTCATGGACGCAGCAGTTGCTACGCTCACTTCTTGTACGTCGTTGATGGCTGTTGCCAATTGATTTTGCACGGTCAGATCAAACTTCATGATTTCACAAGCTTTCGCGAGGATTTGCTTGTGATGATCGTCGGCGTGATCAGCGAACGCACGTTGCAGCAGTTCGTCGCCACCTTCAAAACCGAGGGATTCGAGGGTAGAAGCGAGAGCCAAACGAACAGGGTTTTTCAGGTCAGGGAAGAAACCACGATTGATGCCCTGTGCGGCGGTTGCGATTGCAGCTTCGAAACGTTGTGCGAGTTCTTCGGTATCGCGAGTTGCAGCTTGTGCAATTTCGGCGGTAGCTTCTTGAACGCGGGTTTCGATTTGTGCAGCAACCAATTGATCAACGTTGACGACTGGACGAATTTCTTCGAACTTCATCTGTTCCATTGCAGCCTGCACACCTTGTTCAGATGCGAGTGCTTTGAAAGCGCGACCAAAAGAAGCATCAGCAAATTGCGTTGGGTTTTCTGCATTCGATGCAGTAGCTTTTGCAAACGGCACGCCGTCGTGGAAAGCCAACCAAGTGCTGTCGCCTTGAACGGAACCAACGTAAGCAACTTCAACGCTGGTGTCAGTCATTGCGTTTGCAGCGGATGCAATTGCAACGAGCGATGCAGTCAGCGGAACAGTTTCAGCAGGAGTTTGAACGGTTGGTTCAACCACTGGTGCTACGGCTGGCGCTGCTGGAGTAGAAGATGCGGTAGCCACTTCTTTTTTCTCCTTGGATTTGCGACGGACGCCGCCTTTTTTGGTTTTGGATTTCGCGGGCTTTTCAGACGCGAGGCTCAACGACAAATCTTCGTCGTCTTCTTCCTCTTCTTCTTCGTCTTCGTCGTCCTCGTCTTCATCCTCGTCGTCTTCTTCCTCTTCCTCGTCGTCGTCTTCTTCGTCGTCTTCGGATTCTTCTTCGTCGTCCTCTTCTTCCTCTTCTTCGTCTTCGAAATCAGAGGCAGCAACAGCACGTTCTTGTTCGGTCATTGCTTCGATTGGATCGACCAAACCGGACGAAGTAGCAGGGCAGAAAATTGGCGATTCGTCAGAGCAAATCAGGTGCAATTGTTCATCGGTGCCTTCGGTGGCAGCGGTGGTCAGGTAATGAGCCTGAATTTTGCCTTCAGCATTTGCAGCTACGGCCAATTGCGGTACGTAACCTTCGACAGCAACGGCAGGAGTGCCTTTGTAAATGTCGTAGGTCAGCGGCTGGTTAGAAATAACCTTTACGCCGTCGCATTCAGCGGTGAAAGTTTCGCAATCACCAGAAGCGAGCGCTTTGTAAGCCACGGCGGCTTCTTTGCGCGAACTTGCAACGGCAAGCAGAATTTCTTTGACTGGTTGTGCAGGTGTGTTTTTCAATTCAGCGTCTTCCATTGGGGGTAGTGCGGAAGCGCAGGACGGGCATTGCATCAGAATTTCTTCTTGATCGGCAATGACGTGAGAACCGCAACCACTTGCACAAACTTTGTAGAAAACATCCATATCCGAACCAGCGGATGCGGTTGCGACCATATCGTGTTTTTCGTCTTCTGGTACAACAACCATTTCTTCGCCGTTCAGCGGATTCATGATTTGAATGCCTACCGTGTCCGAAGTTGCAAAGGCGTATTGACCGTCTTTACTTTCGAGCGTTTGGTAGTTACCAGATGCAACGGCACGGAAATGATCCAAAGCCTGTTCTTGGGTGTCGGCTGCCACGACGATTCCGCGCAACTGCGAGTTTCGTTTCGACATGGTTAAGCTCCCATTAAAGGTATGAGATTGTCTCTCACATTAAAAAATTACAAAGAACAAAAACATTACAACAACATTTGAGCCATTCCACGAACCTTTCGGCACGCTGATTGAATGGATGAATGCGCGGTATCGCCTTCGTAATCTGTCGTTTCACCATTAATGACGGTTTCGCCGGTGTAATGCCATGCGCGTTCACCTAAAACGAGTTCTAACCACCCCGTTCCCATGTCGCCGGTTAACTGTACACGTGCACTATGGTGCGGCTTTGAATTGCCTACGGAATCATAATGAACTTCCCATTTGATTTTCCCTTGCCGAAGCTCTGGAATGTCTACCAAATGGTGGCGCAAACTCTTCAAATCGAATGTTTGCGGCAAATGCAATTCCGTTAATGGTGATGCTGCTAAAGCGATGAACACTTTCATAGCAAACTCCTTAACGCTATAGGTATAAATTAGTCCAAACAGAATTTTGGACAAAAAAAAAGCCCACGCGGGCGGGGGCACCGAGTGGGCTAAAGGTAAACACACAGAGGTTAAGCAGTTATTCACTACTTACCAATAAATTACGGTTGCAGAATGAATTCAAATGTAGCGAGTTTAAAGCCGAAACGCGGCGTTGTGTAATAGCTCAATGGTACGCTGGATTCCATTAAACGATTAAACGTTTCAATATCTTCCTTTGAACCATCACCAATGCTGACCTTAACGCTTTTACTGAAACGTTTAGACGCTTCAATTGTCATACGTAGCTTTTCGCGTGGGTTAGACATCGTTATTTGTCTGTGCCAGTCAGCGGTCATTCCTTTGACTGACGCAGTTACTTTAAAACGCCGCGTTTCCATGCTATTTCCTTAAACCCATTCTTCTTCGTTAGTGCAGCCTTCGCCTACACCACTGATTTCATCGCAACCAATTTCGTCACAACCGATGCTATCGCCGAAACCACTATTCATTTCTTTCATTAACGCATACTCCGAGGGTCGAGAATTGTGTCACCAATTGCAGACACGTAAGAAGGATCGCCGAAACCAGAACGGTAGCCATCAACGCCGCTACGACCACCTAAGTTTTCAAGCAATGAAAGCTCAAAACCAGTAATGTTTTCGCAACGACGATAAGCCAAACGTCCATCCATTTGACGATACGTTGGTTTGCGCGGGCGTGTATGCAGGCATGGCGAACCAATACCTTTACCGGCACGGGCACTGCAAATGGAACACGTATAAGCACTATAAAACATGCCCATGGAATACGTATTCAATTCACGCGTCAATACACGGGCAACACGTTGTGGGTCGCGGGTACGATCCAATGCAGCAAGCAACACCATTTTCTGAACGTTTTTAAAGCGCGTTGGGCGCATATAGGAACCGAGAATCAAACCCCGTACCCATTCAGGCGAATGCTGGTGTTCAATGTACATTGGCCGACCTTCCCAAGTCTTGTACGCTTGGCGACCGCAATCAGAGTTCCATGCGAGGAATTCTTTAAGCGAAACAGAGTCACCATTCGTGTTAGGAAGATCGGTAATCATTGCAGGAACAGGAACGAGAATGTAATCGTTAATGTCCTTTGAAAGCCCGTGATATTCAGCAGCTTTCGGCAACCAAATGTTTGCTTCCAGCGTATGACTTGCACCACCCGGATCGCCTGCAACGCCACCACTAACGGTAATGGAACCATCACCATTCTTTGTAATGCCGTGCAATTCAGTCGGTGCGCTAGGCGGTTCACCCAACGAAAAGGCCATTGCTTCGAATTGATTTTCCATTAATCTTTTGCTCCCGTGTATACGTCGCGTACCCACTGGCGCGCAGAAGAAATGTCCATTTTTGTTGGGTTGTGCAGCGATACCAAACCTTCTTCAGAAGCTGCAACGTGAACGTTGTTTTCTTCTTCATTTGGTTCATGATCGTGCATGAAAGGATCGAATTGTTTGTGGTGCACGCGAGCCGTCCACATTGCGGTTGACTCGCTGCGATCTTCTGATTCATCGTCGGTTGCACTGAGTGTCGCAATTCGCTTAGCACCGTCACACACGTGTACTACCGTGCGTTGGTGCATTGGCAAATGGCGCTCAGTTGGATCGCAAAGAAATGAGAGCATTTTTTACCTCAATTCGCCATCATAGCGAACGTAATAGCGCCCGTCACACGAACCAATGGAAACAAAAGCATCATCCTTTTTGAATGTATGCACGTGTTTTTCACCGTCCGCTTCAGCTTGGTACGAATAACCCAAACCTTGGAAAATGTCTTTCACGTGTTTCATGCCAATACCCTGAAAATACATGCCGTCGCCGCTCGGTTTGAAACCGTAGCAATGCGCAAGTGTTAACAGGTATTCCATTTGGTGGTGCGTGCTATCGGATGCGGATGCGGTGGAGAACATATGGTCGCGACTATCTTTAAAATCGCGGGCAGTGTGGAATTGCATGATATCTGCAACCTGCTCTACGATTAAATTAATAGTATCGTCATGCTCTTCAAATTCCGAACCTTGAGGCTGCAAATTGTTGCCTGCAACTGCCAATTCTTTCGACTTCGATTTGGTACGTTGTTGGTGGGCATCACGCAGACTGATTTGTTTAGCGAATTCTTTATCCGCATCAGACAGCGATTTACCTTCCTTCTTGCGTGCCAGAATCTTTTCATGACGTTTACGCTCAGCATCGGATACAGGCTGCTTAACGTTTGGTTTACTTGGTTTCCCTTCTTCCTGATCGTCGTTGTATTCGTCGGCAATTTTCAAACGTTCTTTGCGTTTCTTCTCACGTGCGCGTTCAAGCGTTTGCAAGTCTTCCCGCAATTGTTTGCCGCCGCTACCTTTCGACCACATATCGAACAACAGGCGACCCGCCAGAACGCCTAGAGGCGCCGCTGCTACACCCATCGCCAGAACACCAGCGCCCATGATTGCCATGGTTGCAATGCCGGTTATAACGCGTTCGGCTGCGTGGCGTTCTGTAATGCTGTGATCTTCTGGTTCACGTTGACCAGACAACAAATCTTTAATGGCGCCCAAACCGCGTTTATACATATGCGGTTGCTTTTCTGCCTGCTTTTTAACAGCATCAACAATTACAGGCTGATTCTGCCGAATTGCTACGCTGCTTTTCTTCAGGTCGTCATCTTTGATTTGGTCTACGGCGTCCAAACTCGCTTTGTTAATTACCAAAGCATTCGACTTGTTATGGTCGGAAATATCCTTGGCAATTCGGCGACGTTCTTCAGCCTTTTTCTGCATGTATTCTTCAGTGGGTTTGGTGCGACCCGATTCCACTTTCTGAACGACTGTCTTTTTGCTGTTAACGATGTTCTTCAAATGTCCGCTGAAATCATCGGCATTTTCTTCACCGTCTTTCCCTTTGCCCGCCATCAAAAAGCGGTGACTGGAATGCGGGTACAGCTCGATATAACGTTTACGCGTGGCGTTAGGCAGCTTCAAAAACTCTGCCTTCGACAAACGTTTACGCCACGTGGATTGATCCTTGTGGCCTTCGTCGTCTTTAAACGCCCAAGCAAGTGCTATAAACATGGAAGGCATCCTGTACTTTTTGCTGAAGCAGTAGAATGTCAGCGCGAAGTGCATCCGTCATAGGCGAATCAGGTTGCTGAAATTCACGCATGATTTTGATCGCTTCACGAAGATTCCCTGCTTGCTGGTAACTCGCCAGCAGCATGTGACGGCACCAGATCGGGCCGTAATAAACATCCGAATAAATCATTCGATAATTGGGACGTTCGATGGTGAGCGCCGTACGCAAACTTGCGATGGCATGTTCGTATTGTTTGTGTTTGAAATAAAACGATGCAAGATCGCAATGCGATTCGCGAATGTCAGAACAGTATTGCACTGCCTGTTTGTACCACCATTCGGCATTGTAGTAATCCGTACACATGCTGCCAATTTTGCGTGCTGCATCGGATTTGAATGGAGCGTATGTTTCAAGCTCCAAATATTTCCGGTACAACGCATCGGCCATTTGCCAGTTCTGCATCCCGTAATATTCACGCGCCAAATACGACGCGGAACGTGCACAGGTTGGATCGTCTTCGTGCGCCATTTTCAGCAGGTCGAAATAATGACCCGGTGCTTTTGGTTCGCCGTAGTGAACGCAGGCCAGCGTGATATCTTGCGTTGCGGTTCCTTCAGGCACGGTTAAAACTTCGTGCACTGGATATTGCCATGTACCAATACCACGCCGAGTAATTGCCATGCGCGGATAGGAAATTGTTACGTTCCCTTGTTCGTCATGATCGTAAATAAGCGTGTAGTTTGCAGCATCACACGTGAATTGTTCTTCGATGATTTGGCGCCAGCCATTCATCAACATTTCATCAAAATCCAACATGACAAGCACGTCGAATTCTTCAGGTACAAGGTTCATCGCCTCGTTACGTGCGTGATCGAATCGGAACGGTTTGTGTGCGGACATTTTACTGACCGTTGCACCGCCCTGTTCCAGCAAAGAAACTGTGCCGTCTGTACTGCCTGTATCCAGTACAAAGATCCCATCTGCATCCTTGATATTTTCCAGCCAACGAACCACGTTATGGCTTTCGTTTTTCGCAATTGCGTACACGGCAATTTTCATCTTTTATGCAACTCCGTCGTGTTGTACGACGCACTCAATCAATCCCTCTATCAGATGGAGAGCGCCGTCAACGTTGGGCGCAGCAGTAACCGTTTCCGGCCACTTTGCTGTGCGATAGTGGTTGTCTTTCGAAATGTGTGCAATACGCCACAGGTCATCACGCTCCAATGTTGCCACGGCCAAACCAGCACCGTAAAGCATCACGCTAATGCGAGCGGGAATCCCTTCTTTTTCGTGGTGTTCAACAACCAAAACATCCTTCGGAAATTTACGGCTGTTGCGCAACTCATGAACTCGGGCGGTAATGTTCATTGGTTAAATCCTGTTAGTCTTTCGGAATTGGGCTATTGGTACAATAGGAATCCCTTTGCTAACAGCAGCTTTCGTCTTATCGTTACTCACGTTTTCGTCTTTCACAATCAACGTTGTTGCTTGGTTGACTGTCGTTGCGATCTTGCCACCATTTGCAATAATCCACGCTTGTACTTCAGCGTCACGAATTGACGTGAACAGGAAACGTTGTCCTTCCATTGCGGAGCTGACCACTTCCTGTTTTTCGGCTGCTGCTAAGGTGATCCCATTTCGTTTGCAAAACTTATTAAACGTTTTCAGGTTCGCGGCAATCTGTTCGGCGAGTTTATCCAAACCTTTAACGGTCTTGACCAGCTTCGTCAATTCTTCAACAGATTTATCCGTGTGATCCATGAAATCTGGCACGGTTTCCATCAACGCAGTTAAGCGAGATTGTCCAATGCCTTCACCGAAAGCGGCTGACCCACGTGCGACGTTCAAGAATGTCATGCGTGGTTTGCAGGCTTTCAATGCCTTATGTAATTGTGCGCCGCTCTTATCGGCAAAACCCGGTAGGCTTTGCGCTTCGACACGCGACATTTTCAGAATCTTTTTAACAGTGTCATAACCTGAATCAACGAGGATTTGCACACCGCCACGTTTGAGGCCGTCTACTTCCAGTTCTGAAAAGAAATGGGCTAGCTCTTTGACCACACGTGTATTTGTCTTTCCTTCTTCGTGGGAATAAACAACGCGCAAGTGCACGCCGTCTTCTGCGTAGTTGGCTTTAGGCTTAGACGCTTTTTTAGCGCCCTTCACTACTTGCATGACATAGGGGATTACGTCGCCGCTACGTACAGCAAGAATCACAGCTCCTTTATTGATCGGGCGCGGTTCGTGTGGAACCTTTGCAACTTTCTCGCCCTTTTTCTTTTTCGGTTTCAGATAACCGTGTTCGATGTAGAAGTTGTTATGACCGGTGAAGAACTCAACTTCCACACCGCCGATTATGGTCGGTGGAATCATGATGCGGGGGAACCATTTGCCGTATCGTGTTTCTTCCCAAACAACATCTTCGACCACAATACGCACAGCGGTTTCAAGGCTGTTTATTTTGAATGCGTATGAATAATCGGGATAGCCGGGAGTAACCACGTACGGTTGGTTTTTGGCGACGACAATGCCGTCGATGTCGCGGCCCGCATCCTTCTTGCGTTGGTTGTGCAGGTCGGTTAACAATTCTTCGTTGATCTTGTCAACGACAATGTAGGGCACAACATCGAAACCATATTTCTTGAGCAATTCAAGCTGGTCGCTAAGTTTGTGCCCCGCATTTTTACCCATGAGGATTTCGTAACAAATGACGCGGAACTTGGCAATATTTTTGTCTGGTACGTCGCGGTTCAACAAACCACCGGCTGTGTTACGGCCAGTTTTATCGTCAGGAAAATGCTTCTTAAACACCTTCGTGTCGATGGTGAATTCTGCGCGAACCATAAAGCGTTTTTTGTAAGCGATTTTCTTCGGTATGTTCAGGAGCGGAATAACCTTGCTCACGTTCTTACCGACTAAACCAGTTTCACCGCGTGTTGTTGCCAAAACAGGAACGCCACCGTCATACGTAATCGCCAAACTAATCCCGTCTTCCTTGTCGGAAATAACGTAGCTTGTCGCACGCATAAAGATGGCTTGTTTATTGGCAGAAACAGTTCGGAATTTGTCCAGACTATTCATCGGAACTTCAAGGGTGATGTCAACGTTCTTAACACCGCCCACTTTCTTCGCAGGTTTCTTTCTGCCCTTCCAGTAATAATCGTGAATCAAATCGTATTGTTCATCCGACAAAGGCGATTCCTGTTCCGGGTCGCTGTAACGGGCTTCCAATTCGTCGATTATTTGTCCTAGCTTTTTCCGAGGTGTCGCGGCAGCAAACCCCAATGGGTCTGCTTTCATCGCACGCTTTTCTATTGCCGTGAATTTCATATACGTTTTCCAGCAGTGAGGTCACGTTCTACGGCTTCGTCCCGTATCTTCTCGAATTTTGGCCCGCTCATAACTCGATCAGGTGTAACGGTCTTCATATTCCGCAAGTCTTCACCGGCTGGCACTCGATAGTTTCGAAGCGATTTGTTTTCCACGTCGTAAAGCAACAGGTTATCTGACAAACCTTCTTCTTCAACCGCAACAACAACCCATTCCGCGCCCGCTTTGGTTTTGAGTACCAAACCTTCTTCGGCATAAACTGCGTCTTCGTCTTCGATTGGTTCGCCTGTTTCTTCGTCGTGTTCGACATCCTGCAAATGATCCATATCAGGGTCATCTTCTTCTTCGCCAACTTCTGTATCAAGGGCCGGTGCACCCTGTGTATTTACAGTTTCGTCGTCTTCAAATTCGAATTCGTCTGGTGGATTTAGCAGTTCTTCTTCGTCTTCTGGTTCGAAATCAAAGGCTTCGTCGAACTCTTTGTAATCGAACTGTGAAACGAGCGGTTTGTTTTGCTCATGGAATGGGCGATCAGTTACCGAACCCTTTTCCGTTTTGCGTGGTGTTTTAACGATTGGCGTTTTCGGAATACGGGGCATTCGAATACGCGTACCTTTCGGCAAGTTGCGGGCAATGTCGTTCAAATCCACGATGCCTTTTTCCTGTCGCGCTCGCGGCAAGATGTCCGAATTGAGTGTTAACTCTTCGTACTTATCGTGGGAAATCATCACGCGTTCACCGCTCGGCATGATTACATAACCGCCGTGGGATTTACGCAGGTAACGCACACCAACAATTTCATGCTCTTTCAAGCTTTGGCGTGTGGCACCGTGTGTCTTCGTGGTGATTTGAACTGTGCGAACAACCTGTCGCCATTGGTAATCATTTTTATCGTAGGAGCCTTGTTCCCGTGGGGAGTTTGGCGCTACAAAATACTGCGACGATTGCTTATCGGATTTCTCCAACACGTCTCTACGAATTGGTGCGCGGCGACCGCCTTCAAACCCCGGCTTGTCCGGTACGCCAGCGAACGGTTTCAAGTGTTCGAAAAACGTGTCGATTTCGTGCTGCTTAATCGAACGGAAAACAAGTTGGGGATATTTAGCCAACACAACCTGATAAGAACCAGCGGTTGGCCCACGTGTGGTTTTCTTCAACCCGATAAGATCATCAGGCTCTACGCGAATTGGCGTGTGGCCTGCCAGCTTCAATTGGAAGTCGGCGCCTGCATTCGAAAACCATTCGAATATTTTGAAGTCTACCTGTGCGGCTGCGAGTCCAATAATCATGACACGGTTATCTCAATTGTTGCGGTTACTGTTTCGTGTTGCAGCGTGTACGTAACGGACACGTGATAGGTTCCGGGGGCTGTTGCTTTAACGCGTCCCAACATCACGTTTACATGATCGTCAGCACAGAACCACAACGGCGAAACCGGGCGTTCTGTTCCATCGGAAAACAATGCAAGCGCAGTGTAAGAAGTTGCCATGCCTACACGGATACTTTCAGGGCCGCTAATGCTTATCGACATCGGATACGTTTTATTGTCGATCAACGTCACCGGCAATTCCGCGTTCAATGCAACACCGCTAATGTTCAAAGATGCACGCACAACAAGTTCGGCAGTTTCCACAACCTCAATCGCGTGCAGCACGCCGCCTTCACTGATTTCCGCAATGTGCGTGTTCGACAGCGACCACGATGCAGGAAGCACAATGTCCGTTCCGTCTTCATAAACGACATGGAATTTCAGCGATTGATATTCACCAACATACATCGGCGAACGCAGCTCGATATAACAACGAACGGGCAAAACTGGCGACGGAATAACTTCAACAAAACGCTGTGAAGTCAAAGTCTCATGAACTGCAAACAGCATTACGTCTGTCGGTGCACTCACTTGAGAAGCCGCATGGAATTGACAGCCTGCATCCAAATAACCGCCTGCGCTATCACTGGCCTGCAAATTCGCCAGAACAGATTTACGCGTGCCGTTAGAAAAACGAAGTGTTGTGTAATACTGAACTACCAAACCTTCACGAATCTTTTCAGGGCCGTCGATGGTCAGGCTTTCCGGGTAAACGGTGATGTCCAGCACACTCAGTTCTAGCGAAGCCGAAGTAATTGTCCCTTCGTATTCGTACGATGCAATAATTGTGGTTGTTTCTACGCCTTCAACAGACGCAGCACAAAAATGTCCGTTACAATCCAATTCACCGGCTTTCGGGTTTGACGAATGCCAGTTAGCAATCACTTGCTGATTTTTTCCGTTCTCGAAAACAACATTCAATCCAAATTGCGCCTTACCGTTTTCGGTTATGACCGCTGGGCCGAACACGTTCCCGCGAACTGGATAAATCGCCGAGTCAATTACTTGGATGCTCAGCGTGGCTTCGAATGTATCGGCGCCGTTTACGTATTGCGCTGTAAAAACTACGGTCGCATTGCCGCGAATCGCTGCAAAAGTCGCGTTACCGTTTAAATCAATTGTCGCAACAGCAGGTCGGCTGGATACAAGCGACGTAGGCTCAACAGAAACAGTTGTACCGTTACTGTAGCGCGCTGTTACAACGTATTCTGCTTCTGAATTCTTGGGAACTTCAGTAGGCCCGTCCAAATGCAAAGACAAAAGAACCGGTGGGGTATCAGTGTCTTTCACGGTGAACGTTTGTTGCGCTGCTAAGACGTAGCCAGCTTGTGGGTCGAGGTACGAACATTGCGCCTCAACGCTACGTGTTCCAGTTGGAACGCTACCAGCGGTGAAAACCCCGTCCGGTGTGATTGTGCCGAATTCATTCGACGTCAAAAACCATTCAGCAGGAACAATTTTTGTGGATTCATCGTCGTACAAAAGGCGTGCACGAAACGTAAAGCTTGTGCGTTCTGGAATTGTTTGCGATGGCCCGATTATTTGTAGCTCTACCGGCCATGGAACTTCGTCTATACCGGCCATGTTGAATCCTCCTTTTTACAGGGAAAGGGCCAGCTACCTTTCGATAACTGACCCGTCCTTTATTTATGGAACATAGCTGATTTTGTACGTGAACGTTTGTGTTGCGTTTGGTGTGTCATCAGCACGCACAACAATCCACGGAATTTCACCAGTGCCATCGTCGTACATAACTTCGACAAACTTAGGCAAGTTCGGATCGTAACCCGGCAAGCCATCAGAGTTACCAAGGATTTCGTTGCGGTACAGAACGCCGCCCATGATTTCGTTGAAATCGCCCGGCTGCAACAGAGTGACAATTGCAGAACCTTTCGACTTCGGCCACATGATGTAAACGTATTCGCCGTTATCAACGGTGACGCTTACCGGTGTGGTGCCGTCAACGGTTGTCACAGTTTGAGTCATTTTGTCGGCAGCAAATTCTGCGAAACCGGCCCAATGATCATACGGGCGACCGTACGGCGATGGATCAGCGATTACATCGTATTCAGCTTCTTCAGGAGTGATTTCAGAAGCGATTGGGCCACCCGTGAACAACCGGTTAGCGAACATTGCAGAACCAATGCGCATTTCTGGAACAACTACAGGCGGAACAGCGATGGTTACAACTTTGTTGGCATTCAGATTGATTCCGTCTTCTGTGTAAACTGCGCGAACAGTCACAGTCGATTCGATGGTGTTGTATGTAGCCACACCAGTCGCAGCATCAATCGTCATTTTGGTTTCGTCGGAACTAGACCAAACAGGCGTTTTCAGAACTTTCGAACCGTCCGTGTATGTCACTTCGTACGTGTAAGTTTCTGTAGCGCTAGGAGCAACAGTTGTTTTACCGAGAACTTGTGCAGTTGTCGGCCAGTTTTTGGTGTCAGCAATTGCAATTGCTTTCGACGCAGTTTTGGTCACGCCATTCTGCGTAAACGAAACGTTAACAGTCACGGATTTAGAACCCGGAGTGGTCAACGGTTTAGCAGTCAGGACGCCAGCCGGAGTGGTGATGGTCGCAAACACAGTCGATACAACAGACCATGCAGCGGTGTTCACATCGGCTTCAGAACCGTCAGTGAAAACAACGTGAGCCAGCAAAGTGATCGAATCATCTTGATCAACTTGTACCGGGCCATTGATTGTAATCGTCGCCGGATAAATTGCAGGATCTTTCACGGTCACGTCAATGAATGCCGTGCGTGTAATTCCGTTGGCGGTATACGTCGCAGTCAGGCGTGTAGAAAGATCGCCAATTTGCGAAGAGCGCGGAGTCAATACGCCATTGCTGAATGTACCGGCAGCGCTATTGCTCGATTCATAAACATTCGGCGTTACGACAGCGGTAGAACCGTCAGTGTAATGCGCGGTGACAGGATACGTACCGGTTTCCGATTTCTGGATTTCGGTAGGGCCACCAATGCTGATAAAGTCGAGAATAACCAACGATGGATCGCCGATAATTGTGATGATGTAATCTTTGAAAACTACTTCGCCACTATCAACGTGAGTCCATGTTGCGCGAACAGTTACAGGCGTATCGACAGCAACCAAACCAGCTTTGAAAACGCCGGTAGCTGCATTGATTTGCGCCCATTCGGCATTGTTGCCGAGAGTCCAAACAGCTTTAACGCTATTCAGAGTTGTATCGTCATCCATCAGAACGTCAGCACGCAAAACGTGATTCGTTCCGCCGAGAACTGGAACCAGTGGGCCGATTACATCAAGGCTTACCGGAACCGGGCCAATGTACGGGAATTCAGCGGTTGGATATTTCCATTCACCAACATAATTGCCGTCGCCATCGGTGCCCGTAACAAACAGCATTTGACCGGCAACAGGATCGTTTACCGTCGAAATGTTTACGTATTTTTCCAGACTGTCACCAGCGCTAAGCATGGTGGCCGGGGTTTGTACGTGGCTGTGTGTTTTCGGTGGGCGTGCGTTGCTCATGCGCGGGTCGCTGGTTTCAACAACAACCGGTGCCAGTTCAGAACCAGCGGCAACATGAGAAACGAAGAAACCGCCGTATGCTTTGTCGGTAGCAATTGGCGGTCGGAATTGTTCAACTTCACCAAGAATTGGATCGGAATCTTTCTTGAAGAATTGAGGTTCGTTGTAAATTTCTTCGACAGTCGAAAGAACTGCCCACGAACCGCGATAGCCGTTGCCATCGTAGTTTTCAGCATCGACGCGGCGCATCAATACTTTGTAATCAGGGTGTTCGGGATCGGACATAATCCACGAAACGTTGTAAGGAACTGTGAGGGTATCCGGCTCAAGATGCGAAACGAGAACAACGAACGTATGCCCGTTGCCCTCGACCACAATCTCAACCGGGTTGTATTTGCTCAAACCGCGATAATCCAACGCAATCGCAAGTTTGGAATCTACAAACTCGGTTAATGTCATAACAGCCTCTTAACGATTCACGTCGGCGGTGGTTACTTGGCGCCATACGGCGGAATTTGGACTGGTTGCGAACAGCGTAGCGCCAACAACTGGAGCAGCACTGTTTTCAATTGTCACAATGCCCGTGCGCGTTTTCAATTGCGATGCAGGACGTTCCGCGTGCGTGTGTTCGGTTGGTGTGCGTGCGTCAGTCAAACGCGGATCGCCTTCACCGACAACCGTTGGCGTGGCGCCATTCAATGCAGCAACGCTCAGTTTCGCGATACCCATAACGGTTGTCGAAGCAACAGGCAACGGCGCTTGAGTGTTCAGAATTTCCGCGTCTTCTGCATCGTAGAATTGATCTTCGATGAATTGAGCGTAAGTGTCGATTACTTCCCACGTGTGGAGAGTACCGGCACCAACGTCTGCGTTTTTCGAAACACGACGGCGAGCTGTTTTGTAATACTTGCTTTGCGGATCGAAGTCGAACCAAATCACGTTCAAAGGAACGATCAATTGCGTAGGTTCGCGAACAGCAGCAACGGTGGTTGTTACCTTTCGAACAGTCGCGTTACTCACGCGGTGTACGATTGGATTGGTTTCATCCATGTTCTGGATGTCGGAAATAACGCGAAGTGCATCGCGAATTTCCTCGATTTTTTTCTCAGCCATTTATTAGGACTCCCGGAAGCTGATCGAATCGCCGAAGTTGCGGATATCCGCACCAATATGCGCGCGTTTTGCAGGAATGGTCGGATCAAGAATCAGGTCAATGACCATATCGTTGTTCGCGATTACATCCCGCGTGTTGTTACGTTCGTCACAAATGGTTTCCCATTCGTTTACACCGCGTCCGGTTTTGATGGTACGCACTTCGGCATCAACGAGGTTCTTCAGCTTGAGGCGTTCGAATTCATCGTTCGGATTAAATACCGATGGCAAGAAAGCTTTGCGAACCATGGATTTAATACCGTTGACCAAACGGCGTACGTTTACGTTCTGGAAACCAGACGCAAAAGCTTGCAGTGTGGACTGGTCGAAAATCACGAAACCACGGCCCGGAATACGGCGAATCACGTTGACTTGCGCCTGTTCCAAAGCGTTGCGTTCCTGCTTGTTGTATTTCTTGAACAAGTCAGTGACTTTCATTTGACCACGCGAAATACCAGCCGGTGCCCAATAGTACGCACGCACGCGGTCGGTGTATGCGAATTGAGCGCCTACCAATGCAGATGGCGGGCAGAAGAAACGACGGCCTGTGATTTCGTCGGTCACTTCCACATACGGGGCATACATCGCGCCGTAGGAGCTGGAAACGTTCAGGATATTCCGACGATAGTTCACTGCGCGGGCAGCTTCGGCGTATTCTTTCGGCAGGTCGATAATTGCGATTGCATCACCACGCTTTTCAGCGGTGGTAATCATTTTCTGTTGAACGTTTGGAGTCGTGTAACCCGCGTTCAAAAGAATTTGTACTTCGTATGTGTCCGTGTCTTCCAGACCATCCCATGCTTCAGCAATTTGCTGGGCAGTTGGGCGCTTGCCGTCTTCACCGCCGTCGATGTATTCGAAAGCAGTTGTACGGATTTGCACAGGTGGGCACAGTTTGTTGTTTTTCACTTTGATGTATTGCGAAGCCGCGTTAATGCGATCCTCGACGTACATCTGACCGCCTTCCCCATCAATTTCCGAAGTCCGCGAACACAAATAGGATTCGACCGGAACAGAAGCATCACCCTTGTAGTTCAGGAAAACTTCAAGGTAGAAATGGTACGGGTCAGAAAATTCGCCAACTTCTGTACCCATTTGGGCGGATGGACGAACGCGGATACTCAGTTCATCAGACCATTCACCCGGCGAGTTCGCGCAAACGAACAAAAGGGCATTTTTTGCCCCCGGATTAGATGCGAGAAAATCGACTGTTTCCATTGGATCGCCAAGCACGCCTTGCGGCTGATTGTCGCCATTGTCGAAACAAACGAGTTTCAGAACTGGATTGGTTGCGGTTACATCATCAACCGAAAGCCATGCGCCAGCAGTGCGGGCGGTGGCCGGGTCAACAACGCGTTTAACCATCATGCGCGATTCACGCAGATATTGCTCTGTGCAATACATGCCGAAACCGTATTTGCTCAGAGACTTTGTGCCGAAAGTTTGTTTGGCATTTTCTTTGTCGAAAACATCAATCCACTCACCGACTTTACCTTTTGCAGCTTCAGTAACCAGTGCCGCAATGGAACTGATTACGGTGCCGCCACGCTGGCTAAGGTCACGATCCTGATCGTAGACCCCGGCACTTGTATTGGGAAATGCCATGGAATAAACCCCTTGTATCGTTGGTATATGGGAATGTGCATTTACTGCCTTTCCACTATATCTAAATTACTTAAAGGGATTTAAACGAAACATTTGCGTATTTTGGGCAATAAAAAAGGGGCACTAGGCCCCTGATTAGGTATTGCATTTGATTGTGTTATTCGTCTTCTTTTTCTTCGTCTTCTTTTTCTTCGTCTTCTTCATCATCGTATTCGAAATAGACTTCGCCGTCTTCATCAACGAACGCATCCCATTCCTCTGCTTTCTCTGCCTTTTGTTTCTTCAGATAAGCAGTAAACAAACGCTTTGCCAATTCCTTTTCACCACGATACAACGCTTCAATTGCGTTAATGTATGGGCGCGCTGCCAAATAATTCATATGGTGCAGAATGGCATTGTGCCGTTCCTTTGCCAATTGATACATCTTTGGCGTAATCTTGAATGCTTCACCACGCAACAAATAAACGCGAATGTAGCAAAGGATTAATGCACTAACATCCTCTTCAGCGTAATAGGTTTTGGCATTGAAAAAGCATTCGAGAATTTCTTTCTTTATGTCTGCGCTGAAACGCATGATCTTGTCAGGATGCGATGCCTGCTTAATCTTTTTGAATAGCAAACGACATGACATTTCCGCAGGATCTTCGTCGGCGTCTTCGTCTGTCGATGCACCACCTTTACCGTCAAGGGAAAGGCTGCGCTTTTTCTTTTTCTTTTTCGGCATTGAAAGATCAAGGCCGGTGTGTACGCATTTCAATGCTTTGTCGAGGCTGATTAGTTCTTTTGAATCGGACATTTCTTCGTCGTCATCATCAGATTCAGCTTCGTCGTCGTCTTCCATTGGATGCGCGCACAATGCACACAAAGCTGCGTAACCACGTTCGATTTTCAGCTTTAATGCCGCGAGCTTATCTTCGTCTTCGGCAATTTCCTGAAGGTCTTTCAGCGTCATTTCCGTTTCAGGAAGTTCGACGTATTCTTCTTCGTCTACAACGTCGGGCAATCCAGTAAGGTCGGCCATTAGATCATGCTCAATAGGTCTTGTTTCGAACTGCGCTTGCTATTCAGAAAGATCGCAAACTGCATTGTCATTCGGATTTTCTCAACGAAGAACGACACAGGATCGGCGCCATTCATTACGACGATTCGCGGAATATGATCGTAGATTTCCAGAAGGTCGCGCACCTTTTCAATCTTTTGCGGTGTACTATCTGGCGCCACATTGGTGATTACCAACATGGAAATATTCTTTCGTTCTTTCAGGTCACGCAAATTGTCTTGATAACCACCTAACACCCGATGCCACAAAGGCAGAAGTTTTCCCCGGTGTGATTTGGTGGATTTCTGTTGATCAATCGCCGCTGCCATAAACGACAACGCCAGAAACTTTGCGCGATCATCTGTAGCCATGGAACCGATACCAATAATCGGGCTACCGTGCAAAGGATTGGTCAACATCCGCTGGCAAGCTTCAATCTGTCGGCGAACACTCAAGCGCGGCAAATCGTAGTCTTCAGGAAGCCATGCGGGTACATGCGGCGTAATGGATGTCAGAGTATCGTCGAGTAAAAACGGGCTACGCATTACCTGAAACGCGGAACCATCAACGCCCTGCATTTTTAGAGTTTTCACCCTGTCTGAATCAATGCGGAAATTCAGGTGTGGTGCTGGTGGACGACTGCTCATACGAACCTCAGTTAGTGCTATACAACGTATTTACAGTTTCGCGTGTACCGGGAATATACGTTCGTTCAGATGTATCTGCGCGCACTGCATATAGATACGCTTTACTTTTCTGGTGTGATAATCGTCCGGCTCAAACTGGAATTGTTTTTCCAATGAGTGTAGCTGTGCAGCCATGATGATTTTCACACGACGGTGGCTGATTCGACGTTTCATTCTTCTTCCCCGGAATCAGGAATTTCATTTGCGCTCATGCACTCTTCGCATTCTACTTGGTTGAAGTAGTTGCCGTGTTCGCACATTGCGTCTTCGTGATTTTCGTCGTATTCCATCATAATACCCGTGTACCTTTCTTGACAGCGCTTGGGCGCGCAATGATGTGCAATTCAGTGCCGTCAGGCAATGTACTTTTTGCGTAGAACCGGCGATCATTGAAACGCGGAAAGAACGGTTCTTTTTCGCGAAGTTCTTCCAACGCTTTGGTGCTGGCGTCTTTCATATACTGCACACTTTCAGGATCGAGGCTCACAATTTCACCCCAAACAATTTGCTCAGGGTAGACAGCTTGTCAGCAACGAATGCCTTGAGGTCTGCTTTACCTTCAGGGCTATTCAGATACTCGGACAGCTTCGGTTGCAGTGTGCAATCTTTCTGCATTTGCATACGGGCCGCTTCGTCGATTTCAAACTGTTTCATCACAGCTTTTGCACGCGCACGATCTTGTTTCGTTATGCTCATGGTTTATTCACCTTGCAGAAGGTTAGCGATTTGCTCGGCCTGTGCGTCGATCTTTTTGGCGTTTTCTTCGATGTGGTATTTCATGTTTTCAATCAGCACCAAATGTGGCGCGTCTTGTGGCCGAAGGTCGCCGTCACACACGTGGCCGTCTTCACGGTCATGCAGTGGTTTACCTATTCCATCGTCATAATCGAAATGCTGCGCATAAATACTGCCGATGTATTTGTAGTCGCGGTAGTATTCCAACACAGCATCGTCGCATTCTTCGTAAAGCGATTGCGGATCGAAAGCAATCAATTCTTTGCAAAGTTTTTCGATATGGTCGATACGCCAGTGCGGTTCCGCTTCGGCGAGATACTTTACCATGTCGAACAGTACAAGCGTTTTGAAACTGAAATAGCTGTATGGATAAAACGGCACCGATTCCCACGATCCAAGCATTTCAATGACCGTGAAAGATTTTCCGATGTGGTACGCGGTTTTCGTGTCGTGATTCAGTGCGCAATATACGTTGCCCATTAGTGGCACCACCGTGGATCTTGAGGATCAGGAATATTCAGGCGAATCAGTTCACGCGCCATACCTTTGTCGAACGGGGAATTATCAATCGCACCGTCGCATTCGGCCCACAAACGATTCATTTCTTCGGTGTTGGTAGCACCGTGTTTTTCTACTTCGGCACTCACGTATTCAACACCAGCACGAAACGATTCTTCTGGTGTACGAATGCCCAGCAATTTGCGAAAGATTTCCCACATAGGTTTTTCCTATTTTTTATGTTTTTGAGCGCGACGTTGTGCGCGGTTCAGTTTCGGTTGGTATGTCTTCGGCTTGCCATGGTCAACGTGGCCAATGGTGCCGACATCTGGATTCAACATTGCTTTGAGTTTCGCTTGAAATGCGGCTTCCGCTTCTGCAATGTTGCCGAGGTGTACCGGTGTATCTGCTTCGAAATTCATTTCTTATTTCTCCATACCCAATAAAGAAGAAACAGCAACCCAAAAAGAACCACCGAAACCCACGCAACGTAGGTGACATCTTTCAACGGGTTGCATTCAAGGTATCGGTGAACCTCTTCCTGCGTGTGCGCTGTATGCGATTCGTAGTTCCGTGTAAACACTTCACATTCTTTACGCTGTTCGGCTGTTTGTTCGGCACGGGCACGCAGGATGATTACACTCATTTTTTACCTTTCTTCTTTTTCCAATAGTCCGCTTTGTTGTCTTGGCGCTTACTGGCAATTTGCGCAGCGATATTACCGAACATTCCGCCCGATGGCCGCACGCCTGCTGTACTCACTTCGACTTCACAGTCTGCCGCTTCTTCGCTTATGTTGCGCTTTACATTTTTCAGCATCACGCGCATACGGTCGAGTGCGGTTGGTGTAGGTTGGTGGTTGAACTTAATCGCCTGTTCCCACGTGTTCGCGCAATACTTCAAAGACGCTTGCGCACCACTATCCACAAAGAACCGAATAATCGGCTGTCGTTTATCCGGGTCTGGCGTGAGAATACGCGAGCTTTCCTGTTTCCAGTTCGGTTCGTTATTCATTGGCATGACGTAGTACAGGCAGCTCCACGGTTTAATGTTGATACCGCGTTGCAGCAGTTTACGAATGCCCACAACAACACGAATTTTCCGTGCCGATGCTTGCGCTTTAATCCAGTCGCGACGTTCTTTGTTTTTCTTCGGCGATGTACCGCCACCAACGAATGCGGCTGCAACTTCGTAGCCCACGGCTGCGTTGATACGGCGAACCATTTCCTCGATATGATCTTTGAAGTGTAGCGGAATAACGATACTGTGACCGGCTTCCAAATCCTTCAAAACCCACTCAAGAATCAACGCGTTTCGTTTCTCGTTTTTCGCAAGTGCTTTGCCGAGGTGAACAAACCCGGCCTTGCCTTGGAATTTCCCTTTCGATTTCAACCCCGTGTCGATGGCGAGCATCTTCGCCGTCATCTGCGCACGTTTGATTTTCGATTTCACACCACCAATCACAAGGAACGTGATTATGTGCTTACCGTCTTTGCGTTCTTCAGTACCAGTACAGCCGAAACGGTAACGCATTTTCATGTTGTTCATAACCCATGAAAATTCCGGTGCGCCTGTCGATTGCACTTCGTCGCATAGCACGGTGCCAAACGTTTTGTTGCAGGCACGCAGCAGTTTGCGCCCGCTGTCGGTAATCAACGATTGATACGTGATGATTCCGATTTGGATATCTTTCAAATCCTTTTTGGACTTGATGAAACCGTACAACTTTTTACCAGTCTTTTCCTGCAACGCTTTGAGGTTGGTGCTTTCCTCAATGTCACCGATGAACTGATTCAAGAAGTCGTATTGGTCAGCGATCAGCAGGACTTTGTAACCCAGCTCTACAGCCAGTTTAATCGCTGTCAAAGATTTACCAGAACGCGGCGGCAAAACAAACAGGCCGTACTTCGCTTTCTTCATTCGATCAATGGTTTTCAACTGGTACGGGAACCAGTCGCGACCTTCGCCGAGGCTCACTTTGATTTTGTAGTCGAACTCTTCGCGGCACCGCTTATCAACGATCTTGTAATCGTCGAAATCAATGCGCATTTTATCTTCGATATTTTCGCGATCACCCAAAGGCAAACCGTAGTATTCCACGTTGCCAATAATGCGGGTGTTCGCCAGCTTGTAATGCCCGCCGAAGTTCTCACAACCTGTACATTCTTTAACTGGACGCTCAGGACGAAAATCGCACTGGCGACAACCATAATCGGAAAAGAAAGACTTGAAATAATGCTTCTGCACACGCTTCTCAGGGATGGCGTGTGTTGGGACATACAGCTTATCCGATATGATTATTTTATCCATTCAAAGCTCGGGTAAGAGGTGCCGAACCTCTTCTGCATAACACTCGGGACGATCAAACATCATGCGCAACTCGATGTTGTTTTCTTCCAAGAATTTCAAAAGAGGTGTTGTGTCGCTCAGGTTGAGGTCGCGCACCGAAATGAACGGGAACCGTGACTTTGTTGCAGCGTGTGCCTGAATAGCGGCGCATGCTTCTTCAATCGTGGTGAACGTGTACAAAACCAGACTGCCGCCTTTGTACAGAATTTCGTGCATAGCCGGGTCGTCGATGAACTTGGATTCTGCATTTCGCAGACCGTTCACCGTTTGAATAACCAGCGTGCTTTTAACCTCGCCGCGAATCAAAAACATTGGCAGCAATGGACGATCCCAATAGGACAGGATTGCGTCGTTGAACTTCCCGTGCAGCTCTTTCGGCATTTCAAATGCTTGGCTAGTCATACATCACCTTTACAGTTATGTGGGCGCACGAATGAACCCACACAAGATGCAATCAATGGAAAATGATTTCAGAAGAGAGCGTCAACAATTCCTGAACGATGCGCAATTCTGCCCCATCCACGATGTAGAAAAACACGTCTGCTTCGCCATGTTCCTTTGCGTAGTCGGCCACCTGTTGGTGAAACTCCGCAAGGTCTTCGTCTTTGCTTTCCAGTGGGAAAATAACGACGTGTTCCGCAATGTGGGGAAGTGCTGTGCCTTCGAAGGCTTTAAGCAATTCCTCCTGCGGATCATTGAATGCAGCGAGAGCCAATTTGTTTGCGTAAACAAATACGGTTTTCATAGGTGTGTCTGCTCAGGTCGTGTTAGGATTTTTATGGACTCAATGAGGTTTTTATAAACATAGCCAGCTTTGTCGATGTCATCCACCACAAGGCGTGCATGTTTCTCAAGAGTTTCTATTTTGTTGAGGTATTCGTAAAACGTCCGCATTACACTTTCGACAAAGTATTTACGTTCGGTCTGTGTGCCCAACTTGCGCAGAACAACAGTGTATTCCGAGAGCAAATAATCACGAACGTTTGACACGGTTTTTTCCATGGACGTGCCGATCTTCACGCACTGCCCAAGGATTTCAACGATACGGGAACGGCTGGCCGCGTCTTGCAGCATTGCATCAATCACGTTCTCGACAAACTGATTGCTTTTCTTCCGGCGCAGGCTACGCGTATTACGCGTGACGTGAAGCATCGAAATTTCTTCGTGGAAACCTTCGAAGTTGATCGCGTATGCCGGGTTGGTGTCGTACAACTCTTTCATCCGCTGAAACTTTTTGTCTTTACGGATGATTCGCTTGATAGCCGCGAGTTCGTCTTTTGTCATGCTGGCAGTGCTTGCAGATTCTCGCCATACCAATGACCAGCGAGATTAACTTGCCCGCTGACTTGTTCAACCATTTCCTGCTGAATCAAAGTCAGGTTGCGGAAATTCGATTCTCCGAAGGGAAACAATTTCCAATGCTTTGTGTACCACGGCTCAACTTCCAATTGGTAGTCGTCAACCGCGTCACCGTAGGCCAGAACGTCTTTGTCATTCAGCTCAATCCATTCTGCCGGTTGCATATCGTGAATGAGCATCAGCCCACTCAAAGTAGCGTGCAGCATCATCATGTTCGAACGCACAGTAAAAGTTTTCATGTCGGCTCCGTGACAAGATATTTACTGGCGGCGTGCCCGCTGATTGCGAGAATGCTGCCCGTGCTTGTCTTTAGAATCAGAAGTTTCAGTCGGTCGGATGTCAGCGGAACTTTCGCATAATCCAACATTTCTTTTTTGTTGCATGTAATGATCAGTCGATGGTCTGTTAGCGAAACCTTCGACGGATCGCTGACAACAAACAGATGGCCGTAAACCGACCCTCTGCCGTTGACAAAATTGTACATCTTACAGAAACGGTTCAAGACAAAAGGATTCTGATAGTCAATGCTCATTGGCGTATCAGCCAGCTTACGAAAGAACAGGCCGATATGGTGGCCGTCATGCGCGCTGCCAAAGTCTTCGAACGTTTCTGTATTTTTGGTGGTGTGTGAGATTGTGTCAGCCAGTGAAAAAATCGGACTTACGTTGTCACTTCGCTTCATCATAGGTGCCGACCAGCGTTAA